ACCTCCAGTAGCAGAGAAGACCATCACCGTTGATGATCTCTTAATCAGTTCAGCATTCGTGTATGAATTAGATGAGACTCTTGCTCACTACGATTTAAGAGGAGAAATCTCTCGTAAGATTGGCTATGCTCTAGCTGAAAACTATGACCGTCGGATCTTCCGTGCGATCACAAAGGCTGCTAGACAAGCTTCACCAGTTACTATGACTAACTTCGTAGAACCAGGTGGAAGTATGCTTAAGGTTGGTGCAGATACAAGTACCGCTAAGACTGACGCTTTCGATTCAACTAAATTGGTGAATGCATTCTATGATGCTGCAGCAATCCTAGATGAGAAGGGAGTCAGTGGTGACGGACGTGTAGCTGTTATTAACCCAAGACAATACTATGCTCTTATCCAAGCTGTAAGTACTAATGGTCTAATCAACCGTGATGTACAAGGTACAGCCTTACAATCCGGTAACGGAATCATTGAAATTGCAGGCATCAAGATCTACAAGTCAATGAACATTCCTTTCTTCGGTAAGTTTGGTACTGATCCTTCTACTGCAGTTAGAACAGGCTACGATTCCCAAGATAACCTTGGAACATTCGTAGGTGCAACAATGGACGATCAAGAACAAGCTGCTAACAGTGGTACTCCTGCTGGTGGACAGAAGACAACTAACAACTATGGTTTGGCTGCTAAGTTTGCCAATAGCTGTGGTCTTATCTTCCAGAAAGAAGCTGCTGGTGTAGTCGAAGCAATCGGTCCTAGTGTACAAACGACATCAGGTGACATATCCGTGGTTTACCAGGGAGATGTTATTCTTGGACGTTTGGCAATGGGTGCTGACTTCTTGAATCCTGCATGTGCTGTTGAATTGATCGCTGGTATTAACACTGCCTCTTCCAACTCCACTGGATGGGATGGTTCTGGTACTGACGCTACATCCATCAGTAACGCTGGTTTCGACTAAATTAAGTTTTAGCTTAATTATCCATATATGGGGAGTTCTCACGCTCCCCTTTTTTTTTAACAAATATTATCATGCCTTTTCCAACCACAAACGCCACCGCAGAATTACCAGCAATAAATCAAATCCTGTCGTCATGTGGTCAGGCACCTGTAACCACTCTCGATCAAACCAACCCTGACGTTGCGATTGCATACGATACATTGTTACAGGTAAACAGGGAAGTTCAAGCAGAAGGATGGACTTTTAATAGAGAGAACCATTATAAGCTTGTACCTGATATTAATGATGAAATACTAATACCAAATAATATACTACAAATAAAACTAACTGAAAACTCTCCTAATATAGACTATGATGGGATAAGAAGACAGGGTAAATTATATGATAGAATGAATCATAGGTATACTTGGTCTAGTCATTCTGAAGTAGAATGTGATATTATATGGGAGTTTGATTGGGTAGATGTACCCGAACCTATACAACAATATATTACTGCTAGAGCTGCTTCAATTACATCTCAAAGAATTGTAGGAGATGAAAATCAGTACACAATGTTACAGCAACAAGAAGCTTTTGCTAGATCTACTGCTTTAGAATATGAAACCTCTCAAGGTCAGTATTCAATCTTCGGACACCCATACAATAAAACTAACTATTACAGTAGTTACAAACCGTTCCATGCACTTCAAAGATAATGCCAGCAATAAGCCAACGAGTTAGTAATTATCTTGGTGGAGTATCCAGACAATCTGATGACAAAAAATTACCAGGTCAAGTTAAGGAATGCCTTAATGGTTATCCTGACCCAACTTTTGGGCTTACTAAAAGACCTGGTTTTAAATGGATTAAGAATCTAGGTACTGGTACTACATATGATAATTCAAAATGGTTCTATATAGCTAGGACTAAAACAGAACGATACATAGGATGTATTACACCTAAACCTAATAGTGGTTTTGGTGATATAGATATCTGGAATGTAGATGGTACAGCATGTACCGTAAGTATGGATACATCAACAACAGTTAATGCTGAGAATTACTTAACAGGTTCCCGTCTTAACTACGAAATACTGACAGTACAAGATACATCTATTATAACAAATAACTTATTTACTGTTTCTGCATTAACTGCTCCTACTTTTAATGCTAACAGAAAAGCTACTCTTGTATTACAAGGTTCACCAGTAACTAATCTTTATACAGTAGTACTAAATGGTAATACAATTACCCATACTACTAATGCTAGTGGTACTTATTCTTCTATATTAACTGCATTTAAAACTGCTATAGATGCTTTAAGTATATCAGGACTTACTACAACTATTTACAATGAATCTTTACAATTAATAGATAGTAATTCTACTATAACCATCTCTGCTACAGGTGGTCAAGGAGCTGATTCTATGCATGTCTTCCAAGATCAAGTTGATAATGCAGGGCAATTACCAAGTCAATCTTTCCATGATCATGTAGTAAAAATAGTTAATACTACAACTACAGCTGATACATATTCCGCTAAGTTTGTAGCTGATAATGGTACATCTGGCCAAGGTCACTGGGCAGAAGGAATAGATCCTTCAGTAGCTACTGGTCTAGATTCATCTACAATGCCACATGAATTAATCAATACATCATTAAATACTTTTACATTTAGACAAGTAGCTTGGTTATTACGTACAGTAGGAGATGATTCTACTAATGAACACCCTAGTTTTGTAGGAGAAAAAATTCAAGCAGGTTTCTTTTATAATAATAGACTCGGATTCTTATCGAAAGATAATATATCTATGAGTCAATCTAAAGATTACTTTAATTTCTACCATAGTTCAGCACAGATAATAACTGATTCTGATCCAATTGATATTAGAGCATCTACAATTAAACCTGCAACTCTATTTTCTGTTTTACCAACTTTACAAGGTTTGTGTATATTCAGTAAAGACCAACAGTATTTGTTAAGTTCCGCTGATGGCGTGCTAACACCTACTACAGCTAACATCCGTGTTATATCAAGTTATGATATGGATACAGATATAGACCCTGTTGATATGGGTGGTATAATTAAATTTGTTAGTAAGACTCCTAGTTATACACGTACTTTTGGTATGGAAACTAGAGGTATGGATGAGAATCCATCAATTCTAGATATAAGTAGAGTTGTTGCTGAATGGGTACCAGCTACAGTAGATACATTAATAGCTAGTCCACAGAATAAATTCTTAGCACTATCAGATCAAACATCTAGATATGTATATTTTTTCAGAAGGTATCATGATGGAAAAGAAGTTAAAATTGAATCTTGGTTTAACTGGGAATTACCAGGTACTGTACAATCAATTGTTGTTGACTCAGATGATTTCTTTGCAGTTACTAAACAAGGTAGTCAGTTTACTTTATCTCAATCTAGCTTAAGTCAGAGTCCACAAGACGCTATCATTGTAGATAATGCTGGTTCTAAAATTAACCCTTGTATAGATCTTTATGCTTCTGCTAGCAATGCAGCTGGTAATAATAAAGTAGATTATGATAGTACTAATGACTTTTCTAAGTGTTTTATACCTTGGGCTAATGTTACAGGGTTAACTCCAGTACTAGTTATTAAAGGTACGACAGCTACTGGACAATTCATTGAATCTGGTTTTACTGTTACACCTGAAGTTATAACGAATGATGGTCCAGATCCATATTTTAAAGTACTTAGAAAGGATCTAACTAGTGTAGAAGATGATGTAATTGTAGGATGGAAATATGATTTTAATGTAGTTTTACCTAAGACATATTTCAGGCCTGATGAAAAGAAGCTGTTAACAGATTTTACTGCTAACTTAACTATCAATAGAATGAAATTCTCACTTGGTTTGTCTGGTGTATGTGGCTTTAAACTTAAATCTACAGGTATTAGACAGGGTAAGGAAGAGTATACTGGAGATGGATCTACAACTGTATTCAACTGGACTGATGAAGGTTTATCTTATGTTGATACGGACCAAGTTAAAGTCCAATTAGATGGTGTTGTAACTACAGCATTTACTATATCAGCTCTTAACCAAATTACCTTTAATTCAGCCCCAGGTAATAATGTAAAAATACTAATATACCTTGATAAGTGGTATAGTCTTAACCCTACAATTATGTCTAATACTTACTTAGGCAATGATATTGCTATTAAAGATCAAGCTATAGTATCCTTACCAATTCATCAACGAACAGATAATTTTCAATTAAGAGTTTTCAATGACTCACCATTCCCTGTATCTATAAATGCAATGATGTGGGAAGGGCATTACTCACCAAGATTCTATAAGAGGGCTTAAATATGATGATGAATGAATTCGGCGTCCCAATGAATGACGCTGAAATTAGTATGCTACCTAATCCTGGTAAAGCTATGCTGCAAGAGCAGCTAGCTACATCAGGTGTAGAGATGGGTATAGTTATCGGACCGATTGCCATAGCAGCTGGTGTTAGTGCTATCGGAAGTATCATTGGTGGTAATAAAGCTGCAGATGCAGCTAGAGATCAAGCTAATGCACAGAATGAGGCTGCATATCGTAGACATCAATACGATATGGAAATGTGGGGCATGAAGAAGCAACAGCTTCAAGCTCAACGTGAAGAGTCAATTGATAATCTCTTAGCTAGATATAAAGATGAAGGAAAGATAAGAGCATATAATGAAGTTGCAAATGAAAAACGATATCAATATGATTTAAAGATAAAGCAGAGTAATGAAGTTGGTGATGCTGTAGCATTTCAAAGATCTGAAGATATCTATACTGACACTACTAACTTGAATGCCGTATCAGCTAAGGCTGCTATGGAAAGTGAAATTACTAAATTTCAGTTAGTTCAAGATGAGAATAGGTATGATGCAAATGAAGCGTATCTTGAACAGCTACAAGCTGAAGGTCAATTAAGAGCTAGATTAGCTTCTGGTGGTACTGCTAGGAAAGCTACACAAACTACATTAGCTGACTACGGAAGGCAAATGGAGATGTTAAGTGCTTCTGAAGAGAGTACAAAACGTAACACTAGAGAAGTTTTAAAAGAAATATTACGTGATAAATACTCAGCTGATATATCCGCCTATGCAGCTAAAATGTTAAAACCAGGTGTACTGCCTGATCCAATACGACCTGATCCAATACCAATACCTGAGCTTGTATTACCAAGAATACTAGGAGACTATGACTTTGGACCTGAACCTGTTGTCGGTGCTTTAGCTGATCCAGGTGCTGCAGCTAGTGCTGTATGGGGTAATACCATTACAAGTATAGCTGGTAGTGTAGGAAGTGTTGTTGGTGCTTCTTCAGCAAATGAATGGGGTAAATGGTAACAAACTAATAACGAATTATGCCTAAAAGAAAATTTAAAAGCGGTGCTACGAGCAGAAGCTTTAAGAGCATAGGAGAAGGATTACGATCCGGAGAAAGACGTATTCAAGAACAAGCTAAAAGGCAGACTGATGCGTTAAAATTATCACAATATCAGCAATCTAAAGCTGATGATGTAATGCTACAAGGCCTTGCTGATAAATCTAAATTTGAAGAATATGCTAGAAAGGAAGGCCAGAAATTAGAACAGTCAGTTCGAGATCGTCAGTATGAAGCTTTATCTATTAAAGCTGATAGAGATGTTGATCGCCTTAAAGGTATAGCTGATGAGAAGAGGAAAGAAGCTGAACATTGGGCTCAACTTGCACCTAAAATGGCTAAGGCTATGGGTCAAATGGCTCAAGGTGTCCATGCTTTCTCAGAGTTTCAAGAAACTAAGTTTCTAAATGAACAACGTGAGATAAATGGTTTCTTTAATCCACAAGATGAAGCACAGCAAAAAGCAAGGCAAGAGTTATATCAGAAATGGGTAGCTGACCATGAGAAAGTAGACTCCCCTGAACTTCGTCGTGAATATTGGAGATCAATTAGAGGTAAGGATAATCAGGCATTCTCTAATACAGTAGTGCATGATTTAAAGGGAAATCTTACAGCTACTAAACAGACTATTGATGCTTATTTAACCGACATGAAAGTCGATAAAAGTAAAGCAACTATAGCTGATCATTATCTAGATGTTGGTTATAAGCATTTAAGTCATATTGGTATAGATCCTAGTTCTAAAGGTGGTAGAGAGATATTAAATATCTATAGAAAATTAGGTGTATTAGAAGGTAACAGATTAAGAAACTCAGGTAATGCAAAAACAACTGAAAAAACTATAAGTGAGCAAGTAGCAGATATTAGTGCTAGTGTAAATGATCCAATACAGGAGAATACATTAATAAATGCTTTAGCAAAAACAATCCAAACTGGTGTATATGAAGATGAAAAAACTGGTAAATTCACCTTTGGTATGCCTAATATAGCTGATGCAACACAAGAAGCACTCAGCCGTATTATAGAAAAGAATCCTGAACGATTCACTGATACAGATTTAGTTAGAGATTTTGTTGAAGGTGTTTTTATAATGGGTAAAGGACCAACTCCAGAAAAAGGTTTTGGTCTAAGGCACCCTAATAGAGTAGAAGAATTACTAGATGATTGGGCTAATGGTAATAAGAGAAAAACAATTCTAAGGAATGCAGGGATCCAAAGTACTGATACTGCTCATATAAAAAAATATGATACTGACTTAGCACAGCATCAAGAGTTTTCAAAGAAAGGAGAAGATAATGAAGGTAATAAATACGAGAAATCACTTGAAGAATTTAACCTAGAATATGTTGAAAAAGCTCTTAATTTAGTAGGTGGTAGTGAGAAATCTAAAAATTATATCTTTGAACGTGCAGGTTTAACTTCATCGCAGTACTCTGTAGCTGGTAAATGGCATCAAATCCAAAATGAAATATTAGATGGTGATTATGATAAAGCTACAATGATATTCAGTGGTTTAACTCAAACTCAACGAGATAAGTTAGGACCACAATTTGAGTATCTTGATGCTGTTAGGAAATCTAATTATACTTATGATGGAAAGAATGGTTTTGTAGCTTTAAATAGAAGAATTAAGCATATTTATGAGAAATCAGAGAAAGTAGATGGTATGGGAGGAAAAAATCTCTCTACTTCAGGTATTGATTCTAAAGCTGATTTCTTAGGAAATGTACTTAAATCATACCATGAACTAATACCCAAACTTGGTCATGAAGGTGCTCTAAGAGAAGCTATAAGACTTGAGGAAGAGCTATATAAACAAGGTGTAGGTACTGATAAAACGGAATTCCCTCCAGGTAATAATCCGTATAACAGACAGATAGGATATTTCACTTCTGTTAGTGGTGAAACAGTACCACAATTTGTTTATGAAAGACATATGCCTATAGAAGATCAGGCAGAAGAATCAAAGCTGATAAGAGAAAGGCAGAAGAATGGTAATATGATAAATGCATCAGAGGAATTAAGAAACACAAAACTTCATGAGATGTCTACTGATCGAGTAGCGCAGTGGCATAGAGAAGGAGTATTTGATGAGACTAACTTCTATAAAAATGATAGATTTATATCTCCTCATAGAGTAAAGGAATTAGCTGAAGTAGCTGAGAATTTAGCTAGAGGTAAGACATGGTATGAAGGGGATACAGCTGCTGTTGTACCTCCGAATATCAGAGAATTAGCTAGATTAACAGGTGAATCTGAAGTTGATTTAATTAATAAAGTATTAGCACACTGGTACCCTATAGATGATACAGGTAAAAAACTTGATAAAGGTCAAGAGGGTAAATCTGCTTATAGATTCCTACAAGATGGGCAATCTGCTGAAATACTAAGGAATGATGGTGAGTATTTCAGACCAGTTACTACAGAACAAGGGATAAGTGGAAATACTATATTCTCAGCAGCGAGAGCACAGAATGTAACTCCTATGCGTCCTGAGGTACGTAATGTTTTCGAAAACGGTTATACACCATCTGAAGCATTTTACGAAAATCATGGTATTGAAGTCATTACTGATGAATCAGG